GGCCGCCAGACAGTCGCGCCGATCGATCAGTAGCAGCCATGAGCCGGACACACCAACCAGGAAAGGGAAGACAGATGCCTATCCAAATCGACCGCGACATTCCGCTTCCGCGCAAAGCGGGTCACCTGTTCAAGACGATGAAGCCGGGCGAAAGCGTGTTTTTCCCTCTTAGCCCAGCGAAAAGCTCGGCAATGATGATCCGGAAGAAAATCCGGATTGCCGCGCTCTCAGCCAACGCCTCGGTCGTGACGCGCATCGTGACCGAGAACGGACAGGCCGGCGTTCGCGCATGGAAGCTCGCATGACCGAACCGCGGCAACTGGCCACGGTAAGGTGTTGGAAGGACATCCCGGCCGCGATCCGGGCCGCGATCGATGAGCGCAAGACGACGTGCGCGAGCGTCGATGAAATCTGTGGGCTCGCCGATGGTCACACGGCGAAGATCACGGCGCCCGTGCCGACACGCGGGCTCGGCGAGACTAGCTTCGACGCTCTGATGGAAGGGCTCGGCTTCATGTTCGTCATGGTCGAGGACCCCGAGCGCACTGCGCAGTACCAGGCGAGGCTCGATTCCAGAGAGGAATGGCGTGTCACGAACGCACGTATGCACAGCGAGGCTGTGCATGTGAGACTCAGTCGTCGAAAAATGTCGAGAAATGGCCGCAAAGGTGGCCGCAACAGCCGCAAATACATGTCGCCAAAAAAAGCCGGTCGTCTGGCCAAAATGGCAGCGAAACGTCGTTGGCGTCGTGTGCGCGCCGCGAAGGCTGCCGCACGTCGCAGGGCTAGGCTTGCATTGCTCGCCGCCAGAGTCGCCCAAGCCGCGACCGCATCACCTTGCGCCAGTTGATATCGGCTCGTTTGGCCCAATTCTCTACGGTTTGACGCGACACGCCGGCCACCTCGGCTATCTGTGCCGGCGTCGCCTGACCTGATGAAAGCAGGGACAGAGCGGCACGACGCGCGACGGGATCATTGGGCTGACGAGGCATGATATGTTGCATTCGGCAACAAACGCCTTCGGGTGTCAAGTGTAATACTATTACATCGCCTCTCCAAAAACCCTTGATTTATGGGCTTTTTGAGTGAGTGCGTTGCTAAAGTTTGCTGAGGAAGGCGATTGTTCGCCCGCCACCACGTGCGCGCGTCTTTTCCTTCCACAGCGAGCGACCAGCGAGCGAGGACCATGAGCGAAGGCAACGCCGAGCGACATGCCATCCTCAACGCAGAGCCATCGATCAGCCTGCGCGCCATCAGCAATCTCATCGACGCCAACCAGCACGACGCCTTCCGTGTGCAGCGGCTCATTCGCCTGTTTGACTACGCGCGCCTCTGCCAGCGCCTCTCATATCCCGAGGAATTGTTGACCAAGCAGGCGATCAAGATGGCGGTGGGATAGAGCCTCATGCTGGAACACATGCGGTAACGCGAATGTTCCATAATCACGCAATATTGTTGCGCGTGCGACGCAGCAATCTCAGTCGGTCCAATATGTAATGGGACGGAATGACTGACAGTGTGTAGCAATATCAATAGCTTAGCATCGTTTCATCGTTATCATGTGGTCAACCGTCTGCGCTCAGGCAATGCCAGGCAATCCGTGCATCGTTGATTTCATTGGCAAAAGACCGGGGTAGGGCGCCCCGTACCCCCCGAGATCGCCGCCGTCCTGTATATCGTACTATCCCCTTCATTTCGCGGCCCTTTTCCAAACATCCTAGGACCGTAGTCATTGGGCCTCTTCGGTTGGTTCTGGCCTCGGTGCGTTGCTGCCGGACCTAACCAAGTTACGAATTGGAGCATGGCCTCCGATCTGACCCCCGTCCTGCCGCCGCTCCAATCGCTTCCCGAGGCTGTTCAGTCGCTTCGGACGGAGCGCGAGCGGCTGTTTTGCTGGTTCTACATGTGGAACGGGGCGAACGGGGCCGATGCGGCGCGGAAGGCCGGCTACTCCGACGTGAAGGAGGGGGCAAAGGTCCGGGCGCACGAGTTGCTGACGCGGCAGGACATCATCGACGCGCTTGGCGAGTTGGGGCGCCGGTATCTCTACAGCCTGCAGCCGAAGGCCTTGGTGCGGCTGAACGGGCTTCTGGACAGCGAGAACGAGCGCGTGGTGGTCAAGGCGACGGAGATGGTGCTGTCGCGCACGGGGCTGTCGGAGCGGCACACGCTCGACGTCAACCATTCCGGCTCGGTCGGCATCGTCGACCACACGCAGGCAGCGGTGGCGGACCTGCGGCGGCTCAAGTTGATGGGCGTGCCGAAGGAGGAGCTCGAACGAGTGTTCGGTTTTTCGGGGCTGAGCCGGTACGAGAAGCTGCTGGCGGCCGAGGATGCGAAGCTGATCGAGGGGAGCGTGGTCGAAAATGGATCGTCTTAAGGCAATTCTATGCATTTGCATGATCGTCGGGGCGCTCGTTGGAGCGATGGTCATGTCGGCAATGACAGAGCCAGATTGCCCGCCGGGCGCGTATGCGCTTAACGCCGGCCACGGCTACGGGTGGGTTTGCGCAATCCGATGACCGACGAGCCCGAGGAAGGCCCGGACCCGAACGACATCCGCCGGCACGCCCGGAAGATGTACACCGAGCTGCAGTATCGGCAGAAATACCGGCGCATCGACTTCTACCGGCCGAACGACAGGCAGCGCGATTTTCACAACTGCACGGCATCCGAGGTAATGCTGCGCGCCGGCAACCAGCAGGGCAAGACGCACGCGGCCGGCTGCCAGATGACCATGGACGCCATTTCGCTCTACCCGGAATGGTACAGCGGGCGCCGGTTCGTCGTGCCGCCGAAGATCGAGCGACCCTACGACTTCATCGGCTGGGCGGGCTGCACGACGTCGGGGAAGACGCGCGACGGCGCGCAGGTCAAATTGCTCGGCGACATCCGTCAGCAGGGCGGTCTCGGGACGGGGCTTATCCCGCTCGACAACATCGTCGGCAAGCCCACGATGGCCCGCGGTATCGCCGATTTCGTCGACACGGTGACGGTCACACGCGAGGTCGGCGGGACCGGCATCATCCGCCTCAAAACCTTCGAAATGGGCCGCGAGGCGTGGCAGGGCGAGCCGGTCGACCTGATCTGGGGCGACGAAGATCCCGGCGACTTCGAGGTCTACGGCGAGTGCCAGGCGCGATTGACGACCACCCGCGGCAAGATCATCTGGTCGATGTCGCCGATGCTCGGCCTGTCGCCAGTTCGCAAGCACTTCAAGACCAAGAGCCCCGGCACGGCCGAGGTCCTGATGACGATCGACGACGCTGCGGTCTCGCGCGGCGGCCACATCCCGGACGAGGACATAGCCGAAATCGTCGCCCGCTACGGCTCGAAGGCGGCCACGCGCGCCTATGGCGCCGACATGATGGGGCAGGGCGCGGTGTTCGAGGTCGAGCCCGAAAAGATCAGGGAACGGGTGGATTGGCGTCAATTCCCGGAAAATTGGGCGTGGCTCTGGGCACTCGACTTCCGGCACTCGGGCGCGGAGAACGCGGGCGGCCATCCCTTCGCCGCGGTGCTCGGTGCGTGGGACCGCGGCAACGACGTGATCCACATCGTCCACTGCATCCGGATGTTCGGCCTACCACCGAACCAAGTCGCCGCGATCAAGGAAAATCCCATGCGCTACGCGCCCGTCGCGTGGCCACATGACGGCGGCCGGTCGGGCGGCCTCATGTCGGGGGAGACGGTCGCCGCGATCTACAAGAAACTCGGTCTCAACATGCTGCCGACGCACGCGACTTTCCCACAAGGCGGCTACAGCTTCGAGGACGGCATCACCGAAATGGAAAACCGCCTCGGCCTCGGCAAACTCAGGGTCGCGGCGCACCTTTCTGAGTGGTTCGACGAATATCAGGGCTACCACCGGGTCAACGGCCTTGTGAACAAGATCGACGACGACCTGCTGAGCGCAACGCGGGTGCTCTGCATGGCAATCCGTCATGCCAAGACGACATCGAATTTCGTCGTCCGGGGCACGACGCAGGCCGGCCCCCGGCAGGCCGCGGACGTCGATTTCGACCTCGCCTGAGTGCGTTGCTGCCCGCGCGCCGTCTGCGCACCTTCACAGCATGGCGAACTCCTATTCACCGGCCTCCCTCGATCTCGGGTTGGGCGACGGCAACGCGCTTACCAACCAGGTCGGCGAGACCGAGGAGGAGCGCCGCAAGCGGCTCATGAAGGCGAGCGGTCAGGCCGACCCGTCTTCGGCCGGCGCGAATACGATGGGTATGGCCGCGATGAACCTCCTGGGTTCGTTCCGTGCCGGATGACCTCACCGTTCGCAAGCACGCGCAGGAATTGCGCGACGGCTGGCAGGTCCGCGCGCTGATCGCCACGCGCCGCAGGCCGATCGGCATGATCGTGCTGTCGATGCTCGCACACACCTACGACGACGCCATGCCGGTGCTGCTGCGCGTCGCCTTCCCGGGCTTCTCCAGCATCGCGCCGCCGTTCCCGACGACATGCGGCCGGATCGACAAGACCGGCGCCGTGGTCGCCGACATCGTCAATCGCTCCGGCAAGATCGAAAAGAACGTCGCGATCTTTCAACATACCGCAGACATGCAGGGCCAGTTTCGCCGGCTCGCCGACGAATTGAAGCTGCCCGACGACCAGCGCATCGAAATGTTCAACGTCGCGCAGAAGTGGATCGTCGCCGACCGCCGCATCGACCCGACGATGAACCCGCTCGACCCGGAGGCGCGCCGCCTTGTCCTCCACTGACCCATACACGGCCAACGCCGCGGTCCCGCGCGTCATTCCGGAGCGCGAGCAGCAGATCGTGCGCGATGTGCTGCAAGAGTTCTCGCAGATGTATTCGTGGCGAAATTCCGGCTTCTCCGGTCAGTGGGAGGAGGTGGCCGCGCTGATCGATCCGCCGTCGCGCAACACGTTTTTCTATGGCGCCTACAACACACCGGGCCAGAAGAAAACGCAGCAGCAGGTCGACTCGTCGGGCCAGATGGCGCTCCACCGGTTTGCCGCGATCTGCGACTCGATGCTGACGCCGCGCAACATGCAGTGGCATCAGCTTCGCGCCGACAACGACTACGTGATGAAGGATCGGCTGACGCGGCTGTGGTTCGAGCAGGCCACGAACCTGCTGTTCAAATATCGCTATGCCGCGGTCGCGAACTTCACCGGCCAAAATCAAAACAACTGGCGCGGTGTCGGGGCTTACGGCAATGCCGCTATGTTCGTCGATGCGCTCGATACGCGGCTATTCGGCGGCGTGCGCGGCATTCGCTACAAGGCCGTGCCGATGGGCGAGATGTACTGGCGGGAAAACCACCAGGGGCAGATCGACGGCTTCATTCGATGGTTCAAGCTGACCGCCGCGCAGGCCGCGCAGAAGTGGGGCATGGATCGATTGCCGCCGGGCCTGCACACGGCACTGTCGACGAACAGCCAATTTCCCTATCAATTTCTGCATTGCGTGCGTCCGCGCGATGACTACGACCCGCGCCGCTACGACGCGCGCGCCCTCCCATATGGTTCTTACTATGTGTCCATCGAGGGGCAGTGCCTGATGGCGCCGGAGAGCGGCTATCGCTCTCTGCCGATCGCCGCATTTCGCTATGACGAAGGGCCGGGCGAGGTGTACGGGCGCGGCCCGGCGATGATGGTCCTGCCGGCGCTGAAGACGCTCAACGCGCAGAAGACGACATTCTTGAAGCAGGGTCACCGCGCCGCCGATCCGGTGTTGCTGACGACGGACGATGGCCTGACGAATTTCTCGTTGCGGCCAGGCGCGATGAACCCCGGTGCCATGTCGCAGGACGGCAAGCGCCTCGTCGACGTGCTGCCGACCGGCAATATCGCGATCAACGAGAAGATGATGGACATGGAGCGGTCGCTGATCGACGACGCTTTCCTTGTCTCGCTGTTCAAACTGATCCTCGAAGAAAAGGTGCTGACCGCGACGCAGGTCACGGAGATCGTCAATCAGAAGGGCATCCTGATCGCCCCGACGATGGGCAAGCTCCAGACCGGCCTCGGCCAGATGATCGACCGCGAACTCGACGTGCTTGCGGCGCAGAACCTCTTGCCTCCCATGCCGGCGCGGCTCCGCGAAGCGCGCGGCGAGTACCACGTCGAGTACACCTCGCCGCTGGCGAAGACGCAGCGTGCGGGCGAGGCGGCCGGCTTCATGCGGACGGTGGAGACGGCGAAGGAAATCGCCAACATCACGCAGGACGCCTCGTATCTCGACCCGTTCGACTTCGATACTGCGCTGCCCGACATCGCCGACATTCAGGGCGTGCCGGAAAGCTGGATGGCGGACCCGCGCAAGATCGCAGTCAAGCGCCAGAACCGCGCTAAGGCCGCGGCACGGCAGGCTCAGATCCAAGCAATGCCGGCGCAGGCCGCGATGCTTAAAGCGCAGGCCACGGTGCAGAAGAACCAGCCCGGCATCGGGCCGCAGCAAGGCGTCGGGGGTCCGCAGCAAGGCGCTCCGCAATGACACCCGAAGAAATGGCCGCCGCGAATGAGGAATTGCAGCGCGCTTACCGCGTCTGTTTCGGTTCGCCGGCAGGGCAGGCGGTTCTCGCCGATCTTGCGCCGTTCACCAACGCAGCCGAGCCGTGTTTCCGCGCCGACGCCAGAATGCACGCGCTGGAGGAAGGAAAGCGGCTCGTCTGGCTGCGTATCCAGAACTTCGTGCACCTGACCGAAGACGACATCCTTCAACTCGCGCTGCGCAGGCCGCGCGTCAAACCAGGAGAGAACGATGGCTGACGGAGACACCACGACCACAACGACCACCACCGATCCGGGCGCCGCCGCTGCGGCCACCGCCGCTGCTGCGAAGCCTTGGTACGAGGGCAAGGCGGACGCCGAGACGGTCGGCTACTGGCAGAACAAGGCGTGGAAGGCCGACGACCCGGTGACCATCGCGCTCGAAGCCACGAAGGCCGCGCGCGAGGCGCAGAAGTTCGTCGGCGTGCCGCCGGAGCAACTGATCCGGCTCCCCAAGGATGCGAAGGACGAAGCCGGATGGAACAGCGTCTATCAGCGCCTCGGGAAGCCGAACGACCCGAAGGGCTACGACTTGTCCGCTGTGAAGTTTGCGGACGGTACTGCGATCGACGATGCATTCGCCGACACGATCCGCCAGACGGCCTTTGCGAACCATCTCCCGAAGGATGCTGCGACGGCCTTTGCTCAGTCGGTCGTGAAATTCATGGAAGGCGCGGACGCGGCGGAAGCAGCCGAGAAAACGGCGAAGATCAACACCGAAAAGGCCGAACTCGACAAATCGTGGGGGCCGAACAAGGACCTCAACAAACTCACGGCGATGCAGGGGGCAAAGCGCCTCGGCGTCAGCCCTGAAGACATCACCGCGCTCGAAAACGTGGTGGGCTACTCCCGGGTGATGGAGATATTCCGCAAGATCGGCGCGGGCACCAGCGAGGACACCTTCGTCGACGGCAAGGGCACGGTGCCGACCACGCAGGCCAGCGCGCAGGCTCGGCTCACTGAGCTCCAAGCCGACAAACAATGGGTCGATCGGCTGTTCAAAGGCGACGCTGCGGCCCGGCGTGAGCACGAAAGCCTGATTGCGCAGATCACGGGGGTCGCGGCATGACCGACACCACCACCATCGAGGCCCCGCCGACCAAACGAAAAGCCACGCGCCGCAAGAAGGCCCGCCGCGCGCGCCACCTCGCGCCGGCCGCCGTCAAGGCGGTCGCGATCCCGGACGAGCTCGCTGGCATCACAAACACGGCCTGCCCGCTCGAATGCGGCCCGAAGGGCTGCGTCATCAGCGGCAAGCCGTACTGCGGCCACCCGTGCAAAGGCGGGCTGCAAGGCCCCGACATGATCGACCCGGCGGCGCTTGACCGCGCACACCGGGCGAAGACTGCGCTCGCGCACATGGCGGTCGACAAGCGGAGGGCCTGACATGGCCGTTAAGTGGATCAGCAAAGCGATCAAACATCCCGGCGCGGAAAAGGCTGCGGCCAAGCGCGCCGGGATGTCCACCAACGCCTACATGGAGAAGCACAAAGACGACCCCGGCAAGGACGGCGCGCGTGCTCGGCTCGGGCTTCGTCTGGAAGCCATGCGCAAGAAGTGAGTGCGTTGCTGCGCCCGGCGGCGCGGCTAGTGTGCGGACATTCGCGGCGTCGATAGCCCCCGAAAGGACACGGCTAGATCGCGACAAGTGACGGCCCCCGGTTCACGGACACGGCCGAAGGTCTGACGGCCCCCTGCAAAGGGAAACGCCACCATTCTTTCGCTCAAACCGCAACGGGACCAGCCATGTCCGAGAACCTGATCAAACTCGCCGTTACCCAATTCTCCTCGCTGCTGAACCTCAAGCTTCAGCAGGAGCAGTCCATGCTCCGCGGTCGCGTCATGGAAGGCGCGCACATCGGCAAGCAGGCTTCGCCGATCCAGTACATCGGTGCGATCCA